AGGCGCGTGATGTCGGGCGATTTGGGTCGCGGAACGTTGCGGGGCCTAATTGCAAATTCCAGATCGTTCAACCGCGCAAAGAGCTGGTCTATAGTCGGCGATCTTGGGCGAGGCGTGTTTCTTGGCCGCTGGTTGTTCTCCAGCTCGGCTACGCGGGAGGCAAGCTGGTCTATAGTCGGCGATCTTGGGCGAGGCGTGTTTCTTGGCCTAGGGTCCACCACTTGGCCAATGAATGCGAAAGGATCGACCGGGCCGGCATTAGGCCCCAGATCGAGCGCGCCGGTCATCGCCCCACCTTTAGAAGCGCCCAGGAAATTCAAGGCCTCCAAGCTCTGCGCCAAATCGAGCGCTTCCGTGGCGATGCTGGTCGTGCCCGATATTGTGGTGGTGATGTTGTTTATGGTGGTGGCGACACCGCTGACGTTCGTCACAATGGTCGATTGATTGCCGGTCAAGCTTTGCAGGAAGCGATACCAAGCCAAACTGACCGTGCCATCGGCATTTAGAAAGCTGAGCGTGGCCTTGGGGATGCTGGGAGCCAGAACAGCCGTGGTGGTCGTTGCAGATGAAGATGAGCTAGCCATCAGGCCGCATACCCGCCGACGCGGGCCTCATTGTAGCTTGCGCCCTGGGCGACAAAATTAACCGGATCGGACACAGCGAACTCAAACATCCGCCCAGGGGATCGCATGAGCCCGAGCTGGTTCCACCTCGCCACGTATCCGCTTTGGCCTGACGCTCCAAGGCTGGCTTGCCGCCACACCGTCCAGCTATTTCCTCCGTCGTCGCTGTAGCGCATCCGCACGATCGGATCAGGCGTAACTGCTGGCGTCCCGATCCCACGTACACACTGAAGCGCCACCGTCGTGCACCGTCTCACCCCACCCACGGCCCAAAGCTGAGCGCTGAAAATGGCTGGGATCGCCAAGTTTCCATCTGTTGTCGATGTAGCCTCGATCTCATAAACCTCGCCGCTGTTGTAGGAACCGGCATAGAGCGCGCCACCTTGCCCCGCGACCGTCTGGGCCTGCCACACGCTAGGATCAGGCGAGTCGCCGTCCAGCGTGCCCCACTGCGCCCATTCTTTGGTTTGGCAGTCGTAGACGTAGGTCTCACCCACGGAAGGCAGGTTGATGCCGTAAAACGCGTGACCTTCAATATTAAAGGCAAAGCCCGTGATGTAGCTGACCGACGTCCCGCACGCGCGAATGCGATCCACGACGATTGGGATTCCCACGTCCTGAGGCGCAGACCCAGACCGATAAACGGTAAAGTCGTCGCCTATCCAAAAAAGCGAGTTGTCTTGCTTGACGACAGAGCCCTGAGCAGCGCACCCGCGAGCGTAGGTTCGGCCCTGGCTAAGTGCAAACGGCGCTGTAAGGTTTCCCGTAAAGTCCCAAATTTCCACTTTGTCAGTGCAGAAGAAATATATTTCCTCCGCCAATACCGCGACTTCCACAATTGGACTATCATTGGTTTGCGCAGCTCCAAAGTTTGCGGCGTCAATGGTCGTCAAATCTCCGGTATTAGAAAAGAAAAACTGATTTGATCCCGTAACAGGTAGAATCCAGATATCGTACAGCACAGCCAAGCCCGAAAAACTCGGCAAGCGACCTTCGTCGTTCGTAAACTCGATGATCTGCTGAAGGCCGAGCTTGGTGGTGTAACAGTACAACCCACTGCCCGACACGACGCCAAGTTGCTGGTTGGCCGCGGCGATCCGGGGAAACCCACCCACGCCGGTTGAGCCCAGAGCCGTCTGGCCTTTGTAAAGCACGCCCTCGCAAATGCTGAACAAGCTCGACCCGAACACGCCAGGCTCATAAAACTGCCGCGTGATGGGGCTGGAGCCTAACGAGTACAGGCTGACTAGGCCCGGCCGGCGAACGAGCTGATATGATCTGGGACCGTTCTGAGTGGCCTCGGCATAAACATTCACCGCACGCACTAAGGGCGTCCCCAAACGAGGACGCCCAGAGCACCCCTTGGCAAGCGGCAGGTCAGGCATGACGCCTTAAACCGCCGCGACGGGCCCAGCCCATACGCCCGTCGCCCAGCACGTGAGGTAGGCCGTGCAGCCCGCCCCCAAAGTCACCCCCGTCGTTCCGGCCGTTCCGTTGATCGTGTCGCCATTATCGCCGTACAGCTTCGCCGCCGTGGCGGCGGCGTTGTACACCGTAATGGTCTGGCCGATGTTTTGAGCCGGAGGCATCAACGCGCCACCCCCAACCACGCCCACAGTCGCAAGCCGGTTCTGGCCCGCGCTGAGCTGGCAAGAACTCGCGCCCGCAAAGGAGGCGGCTCCGGCCGTCAGGGTGGAATTGCAAGGTTCCGCGATCGACGTGAACGACGAGAACGAAACCGGGTTTTGCTGGTATTGGCCCATAATGACTCCTATCGCTTGCCGCTGAAGCCGGGCACATAGACCTTACCGGTCTGGGTGTCCTTCATCTGGGCCATAACGGTGCGCTTGGCCGGCGCAGCCTCGTAGCCATCGGCAATCGCCTTGCGCTGCGTAATAGCCTTCGTCGATCCAGGCCTTGGGGCCGGAAGACGGGTGTTGAAGCCGTCCATGGATTAGCCTTTCGCGCCGTAATGATGATGGTGATGGATTACAACTGTACGTCGGCCCATCTTCTCGCCGGCCATGGAGCCTTCCATCCTGGGCGCCATACCCTCAGACGTTTTGGTCGGGCCGTTCATGGTGTGGCGTTGCTCGACCTTCTTGGCCATGGCGTCGCGTCCAGCAACGGGCTTTTCGGCAGGAGAATCCTTGTCCACAACCTTGCGGCCGGACCCCATCTTTTCGCCTTCCATTTTGTGCGCTTTCTCAACGCGCTTAATGGCCTCGCCCTCCTTCTTGTGGGCGCGCATCTCAGGCTTCTTCTCAGCCTTCATGCCCTCATGCTTGGGGCGCATCTCGTGCATCATGCCCTTGCGGTGCTCCGCGTAGGTCTTGTGCTCTTCTTTCTTCCGCTCCATGGCGGGTCTCCTTTGTCTCAGGCCTTAGCCTGGTGCATCCGGTCAACCAATTTGCCGGAGCGCCTTTCGCCGAAACGAAAAGCCAATGCTAGCGACAGCCCGCCAACCTAACGATGATGCATCGACCTGAGCGTTTTGGCCAGCGCTACTTCTTTAGCCAGCTTGCCTTCGCCCTTGGCCTTCGCCTTGTGGCCTGCCGCAAACAAGGTTTTGAGCGGAATGCGCTTGCCTTCGGGTATGCCGAGCTTTTTGTGCAGAGCGCCCCTCTGCTCTGTGGCCTTTGCAATCCAGTGGTCGGCACGTTTACCTGAAGACATGGCGCGTGATCTCCGTGAAGACAAACATAAGAGCCCAGGCGACGCCGGATGCGCCAAAAGCTGTGACGACCCCACTCTTTTCGCGTGCTGAGCGGTCGCCGCTCTTGTCATCGCCCCATTGGGTCATGGCGAATATCTCGTTACCACCGCGTTACCACTGGCCGCAGAGCCAACGCCCTGAATGACGCCGGTCCAATTGACGCCCAGGGTTTGGGTGGCTCCTGCGGCGATGGCGTAGGTATAGTTCGTGGCCGACGCCGTTCCCGTCCCCAAGAGCACGTACAGCGTGCCTGTGCCCGTATTGCCGACAGTGGTCGATTGCGTGCCCGTGGGGGCCGCCGCTGCGATCTGCTGCGATGCTGTCGTGATGGCGGTCGTGGTCGTGGTGGCCGTGGTTACGCCCCCGCCAATCGGATTGCCATTGGCATCCACCTGAGTGACCGCCAAAGCCATCCCGGTCTCGGTCCCATCGGTCTCGTCTCGCCCTGGGCGAAAGTTACCACCCGTGCAGGACACCTTGACGCCAGCGTAGTAGCGATCTGCCAGATTTTGATAGAGCGTGGCCATCAAATACGTCCCATGAGCAAAAGCACAATCAGGATAGCAACGATCAAGGCTACGACCCCCGAAGGCCCATAGCCCCAGGATTTGCTGTACCCCCAGGACGGCAATAAGCCCAAAAGCGCCAGGACCAGGATAACGATGAGGATTGTGCCGATCATGAAGGCCCCCTATGCGGCCCAGCGAAAGCGGCCAACAAGGCGCTCGCGGGCCTCTTCCAAAACGAGCATCGCAATATCTTTGTCGCAGAACTCGCCCAACACGACAACCCTTCGGTTGATGTTAAGTCGCGCCGTCCATCGCTGCGTGGCCTTAACCCAACTCACGCCCTTGTGGCCGCTCCTGTTGTTTTTGTTCAAGCCGCGATTATGGCCATTCTGCGATGGCGTCGCCTCGCGCAAGTTGGCGATCCGGTTATCGGCCTTGTCGCCATTGACGTGATCTATGCCAAGAACGGGCCATTTTGCATAATGGAGATACCAAGCAAGACGGTGGGCCAAATACGGCTTGCCCGCTTTGCAGCGCCCAAGCCTGATCCGCACGACCAAATAGCCGTTTTTAGCCACACAGCCCGCTCGGTCTCCGGCTTTTGCGCGAGACTTGTTAACCTTCCACTGTATGATTCCTGTTTCAGAATCATAAGAAAGGAAATCTTCAATATTCACGACGGCCTCCAAAAGCGCCCCTCTCCCTTTCGCCCCCACGGCTTAAGTATAATGCGCGTTGGTCTGTCAAAATCTAGCAAATCTTCGTAAAGCTTAACGGCGCGTTCAGTAATACGCTGCGCGGTTATTTGGTCGCTTGCCGCCACACCATAGTCATCCATTAGGCGGTCAGCAAGGTTGTAAATCGCGGCTTCAAACCATTCCGCCGGAATATCTACCGCGTCGCCAACCGCCCCCACATAATATGAAGACCTTATTACGCTCGCAATAATTGTTCCGCCATATGTAGCCGTGGGCCAAACGTACAAATTAGACGTGGATACCTGCTTGTCTAACATGTACACGGATGGACCGGAGTCTGTTTGTTGCAATTTATTTGGTAGTTGCTGATATTCATCATAGCCAAATAAACCAAGCGGCCTTGAATTCTGATTTGTTTGACCGGAGTTGGTGAGCCAAAAAGCGTTTTCGATGCCGGTTACGACATATGGCAGCGCAATAAACGTCGCGCCCGCATCGAGCGTGAGCGACTCTTGCGTCTGCCTCCAAACGTTTGACCCCGAGCGGCTAAAGCTCGCGATCATCGCATTGAGCGCTGTCAGACCATCGAAAAACTGCGACGCGCTGGGCGTACCCCCATCCTCAATCACACCAAGCTTTCGAAGCGAGGCGGTGATGAGCTGGCCGGCGGTCAGGGCGAAGGTTTGAGTAACGGTCACCGCTCAGGCCTCCGGATAGGTTATCGTCACGATCGACACATAACCGCTTAGGTCATCGAGCGAACATACCACTTCCAAGACGATTTGGGTGACTTGAACAGGCCCCTCGCCTGCGTAGACCACTTCCGGGACGGCCTGGGTGACTTGAACAGCCATGGGTCTAGCTGATCAGCTCTTGGCCGATCTGGGCCGCATTGACGGCAGATCCTGCCCAGGCGCCGCCGGTGTTGGGGTCGGTCGGATAGATATCGATGTCGTACAGAAAGCTTGACGACACGCCATAAACAGCCCCTTGAGCCAGGGTTGCGCCGCTCTTAATCTGGCCCTTGACGGTATGGGTTCCGGCGTCGGATTTGGATACACAAACACGGGTTTGCACTGCATCTATAACGGCCGGCGTCGTAGGCAGCGAGGTTATGCCGTAAAGATCCGATGCACTGGCGGTGGAGGTCGAAACATAGGATGCGCCCCCGTTACATAGCGTTGAATTGACCTCGCTATAATTCGTGCCCGTAAGCGGCGTCCAGGCCACCGCGCCATTGCTTGCCGGATAAAGAGTGGCCACCCTGCGCTCTCCAACACGAACCGCAGTGTTGGTGACGTAAAGGTCATCAAACTGGCTAAAATAGCCAATCTCGGACACGAAATACCCGGTATTAGTGCCAAGCTCCAACGTGTCGATCGACAGCGATCCCGTGTTGACTGCGGTTGCGGACATGATGGACACGCCATCGAGATAGACACTAAACGACCCGCTTGTTGCAATTGTCAGCACGACTTCCAGGTAGTGCCAAGACCCTGTAGGAATCGAAACACTGGACGTCGCCAAAACGGTGGCCGTCGTGCCGCGCCAAAAGAACAGCTGCTGGCTAGAGTTCATGGCAAGCCCGCAAATTTGAGTTCCACCCGCGCCTCCATTCTGGAAATTCAGGACCACCACGTTGCCGGGAATTGACAAGCCGTTATTATAAGCGACGCCCAAAGTGAGAGTCGTAGTTCCTGAGCCCGCAGCCGTCAGGGGATAGTCGGCGCTGGCTCCAAAATTGTTTGTTGCTCCGGTGATTTGCAACGCTTGGCCGCCATACCTACCCGTGACGAGCGAAATGCGATTGTAGGCTGAGGTCGATAGCCAACGGGACTGAAGGCCATACGACGTCGAATTGATGTTGGGGTAAACGTCAAATCCCTCGATGAGAAGAATGCTCATGCGCCTAAGTTCCCGGTAAAGGTCAGGGCCAAATTCGTCGCGCCAAAGACTGCGGACGGCGCCACGATCTCCAAAAGGTCGCCAACGTTGAACGTCGCGCCCGAGCCCGAAAACGTACCAACGGCGCTGGAATTTGACTCTGCGGGAAAGATGATCGTGCCGATTGAAGAACCGTTTCGGTTGATTGTAAGTGTCAAAGCCGAAGTGGGGCCGATGACAAATTCCGCTTGGCTTCCGGTGAAGTTGGTCGGAAGCGTAAATTCCTGGTTGGCGATAAAGGTCAGAAATGTGGTTGATGGCGGCGGATTCTGACTATAGTTCATCGCGACGGAATAGGACGCAACCCCAAGCGCCGCCTCGATTATGTTTTGAATATAAGTGGTGATCGTCTGCCCCGTGATCGCAAGGGTTCCTGAACCAGCCCTGTAGATCAAAAACAGGTCAGTAGGCTCAAGGGTTGTGGCGACGCTATAGTCGAGGAAGCCGGGCATGGCCTATACCGGGTCCCCCTGGGCGACCTGAGGCTGGTTCGGAAGCGAGCCATCCTGCAAGCTCTGATCTTGCGTTAAATCGAAGGTGTTGCCAAGGGGCGCAACGGGCCCGGTCCTGATCTGGTAGGACTCAGGCGCTTCCCCCTGGTAACCCTCCGGCAACGGCGTCTCGGAGATCATCTGAGGCGAGATAGCGCCCACGGGAGGAACTTGACCGTTCGGCAGGGTAAAATTGCCACCCGTGACGCCCATCACGCCGCCGGGCAAAGCCTGAAGCGTGGTGCTGTCCCACCAAATGTCGGGGTTGTCCTGAGGCGGCCGGGCGTCTGTGAAAGGGATACCCTCGGGGTAGACGTTTGGCGGGTCCATTTGCGGCGGCCGGGGGTCAAGGCAAGGCGGGCAGACGCGGAGGTTGGTCCATTCAACCAACATCACGCTTCGGCGGCGGCGCTGCGAACATCGATCGCAGATGAACCAGCTATTTCCGGTTCGGCTCCATGTGTCGGCGCGAAGGGTGGAGCGGGTCATGGATTGGCCGCCTCCCGTTTCAAAATCAAAGTCGTGTTTCGTTTCAAGGATTTTGGCCTAACTCACGTGAGGTTTGCCAAAATCAGCCACTTACGTCAAAACCCGGCCGTTCCGAAGATCGCGCGCCAGTCGCCCACGCTCGGCACGAACCGTGAGGTGGTCTTGGCTTTGAGGTTCTCGGTATCGAAATCGTTGTCCTTTTCCAATTCAGGAAACCGCCGCCAGATCGACACCAGGCCCTTGCGCTTCGGAACCGACGTCAGCATAAACCACGCCTGGGTGGACTCTACGCCGAGGTACGGGTTGACCAGCGCGCCTTCGGGGATCAGGCCCATTTGCTTGACAGCGTTGATATCGTTGTTCGCGGTCGAGGTGCGAAGCTGGCTTTCCAGGACGCGCGTGGCGTTGAACATGTCCGCCGCCGACACGATCAGCTTGCGCGGACGCAAGTTGATTTGAAGGCCACGGCTGTTCTGGGCCAGAAACACGCGCTTAATCATGTCTTCGAGCGACGCCTCGCTGAAGTCGGCGTTGATCGTCGGCAGATTGGACTGCGTACCGCTTTTGGTCGGATGGGCGGCGCTCAGCAGGGGTTGCCCGTCGCCATAGACGTAGTTGGTGCTGAAGGCGTTCAACAGCACGTTGGCGTGAATCAGCTCGATGGTGGTGTGCATCGAGAACGCCAGCGATTCCGAACGAGGAAGGGAGACCTCGGTATAAAGGTCGTCCTCCATCTCTTCGCGGGTGACCTGGTAGCCCAGACCCAACACGCTGGGCGTCGCCAGGGTGGCGTAGCCCTCGCCGTCCGTGTCGTAGGTGATCGGGCTCGACTCCGACTTGGTGCGCGCCAAGCCAAAACCGGTCGCCTCGATTAGGCGCTCAGTCGCCAACTCACCTTTGACCTCGTCGAAAATCTCCGGCCAAACTTCCGGAAACTCGTCATAGGTCATGCCGAACCATTCTAGCACGCCGGGCCAAAGTGCGTCCGGATGGGATGAACGAGTAATAACGCCAGCCATTGTAAATTCTCCTCAAGAGGCTACGGGCAAGCCGGCTTAAATGCCAGCGGCCCCTTGGATTTCGGTGACCTTGTTCAACCGCACGATCCACTGCGCATAGGGCGCCAGCGGAACGTTATCGGGTTCCTGAAGGAAGCCGACGATGTTGACCTGCAAGGTTGCGGTGGTGGCGATCGTGTTGGCGTCCAGCGCCCAGCCGGAATAGCCGGTATAGGGCGAACCAGCGCCGGCTACGAGGTTGGCGTTCTTGCCGACCGCTGACATGGGCGTCGCCGTCCCGGCCGTCCCGCCATAGTTGCCGTTATCGCGCACGATAAACTGCACTTCGGGATCGTCCGAAACCATGGCGTAATAGGCCAAAGACGTCGCCGCCGGCCGATAAGCCGGGCCAGGCGTACCGCTGAGCGCGTAGTTAGGCCTAAACCCGCCCACGACGCCGGTGATTAGCGAAGCGGTTCCACCAGATCCCACAGCGATATCGATGGCGTTGATGCCGTTAGCGTCAGCCAAGCCGGACACCTTCAACACCGGATCGCCATCGAACAGCGCATTGGTGTTCGCGGCCGGAACGTAATACTCCCGCATCGAGTCGCCCCACGAGGCGGAATCGATGCGGCGGATGGCCCGAAGGCCGAACGGAGCGTTAGGGTTGCTGGTCGGCATCAGACTTTTCCTTGCAGGGTCCGAGTGATTGGGGTCTTGCGGCGTTGCGCGGCGTGGCCGATCTGAACGCCCTTGGGCACATAAACCATGTCGCCAAGGTCGCCTTCCTTGGTGTCGGGATCGAGTTGCGCATGGTAAACGCGGCCTTCCATCATGGCCTCGCGCTCGGCCACAATCTCGTTGTAGTCGGCCTCATGGTAATCACGGCGCTTTTTGACCAGGAAGTTAAACACCGGCCGCCCATGCTTGTCGGTCTCGGCGAACTTGCGAACGCGGTCGTCGCTTTCGCTTTCCGAATCGGCGCGGGCGATGAAACTGGCGTCTCCGCCACGGCGCTGATCAACGAAGTTACGCCCACCCAACTCCTGGCTGGTGACGAACTCATAATCGTCTGCATGGGTGGCGTCATAGACGCGGCTGTTTTCGTCCTTCACCCAGCGATAGACGTAATTCTCTAGGTCCAGGTCTTGCGGCGGAATGCAGTCCAGGTTGAGCTGGTGCATCCGATTGAGCGATCCGGAACGCCGACGACGGCGACCACGCGACGTCTCTACCGCAACATGTTCGCGCTGGCGAGACTCATTGACTTCAGGTATCGGCATCCATCTACCCCTAAGTAATGGGGCAGATTGGCTATAGTCGAGCCTAACTACCCCTGATCAGCCCAATACCGCTGGGCATATTTTTCGGGATCCACACCCCGATGGCGGAAATTCTTCTCAAATGCGGTCTTCGTGTCGGCGGGGAGCTGCGCAAAGCCCTTGGCCTTGTTCGGTATCCGACCCCCACCGCTTCGAGACCCGCCAGCCACCTCCGGACGCGAGTTGCGCGCCAAATCAGCCAGCGATTGCTCTTCCCGACTGTCCACCCGGCCTTCTCGCCCATATTGAGCGTCTCGACTGTCTCGGTCGTCAACCGGACGGCTCACGTCTTGAAAGAGTTCGGGGAAGCGCCTTGCGACTTCGTCCCTCGCCGATTGAAGCTCTTCGTCTATAGAACCGCCGTTAGCCTTAACCCTGGCGCTGACCGCTTGAGCCAAGGCGCGAGCCTCAGGCACGGTGTTAAACCAGGGGTTTTCAGCTACGAACGCAGCAACCTGCAGGGGTGGCCCGGATACAGAAGCTAAGCGCTTGCTCGCTTCCAAAGCTCTCTCTGGGTCTGCGTTCGTGGCGGCCTCGCGAACCTCGCGCTCGGCCTCCGCCCTAACCGCCTCGCGTTGACCCTCGGTCCGCTTGGCAAGCTCTTGGACGGCGCGTCTGTTTTCGTCTTGCAAGCGCTTGATTTCAGACTGCTGGCGCTCGATCCAGGTTTCGGCGTCAACCCATTTGTCGGGGTTGCGCGTCCATTCGGACTGAGGTCGCCAACCCGTCTTGCGGGCGACTCGCTCGACAGGATCGCTATCGTCCTCGACGACGCGGCCCTTTTTCTCAGCTCCGCTCGGCGAGGTCGAAACACGCCGAGCGGAACTATCGGAACCTTCGCCGGATTTGGGCTGATCGTCAAGTGCGGCCACTGCGCCCGCCTTGATCACGGGCTCAGGCTCAGTCATGTCGCCGGCCAAGCGGCGGTTTAGCGCAGCGCGCTCTTCGCGGCGTGAACTAGGCATTGGCTTCTTTTCTGATTTGGACCTTAAGGCTTTCAATATAAGCCTCATATTCCGCTGCTTGCTCATATTCCGCTGCTTGAGGGGCCGGCTCGGCTTGCATGGCCGGCTCGGCTTGCATGTGCGGAGGCGCCACAGGCACGCGCGCGCCGACGTCCTTGTCCTTAATCAGCCGGTAAGTGCGGCCGTCCATGCCGATGAACTCGCCGCCAGCATAGCGGGCGAACCACACGATATCGCCAGGTTCCGGCGGATGCGTGCCGTCCGGCCACTTGTCGTAATTAAACGCGATGGGGCTCACAGCCACAACCCGGCCGATCTGCATAGCAAGGTCGATACGCTCACGGGCGATCTCGGGAAGGATCAAGCCGCCCTGGGTTTTCTCTTCGATCACCGCGGGCGCAACGATGAGATTATATTCCAGCGGCTCCAAGCCCGGAAAGCATTTGTCCAAAGCCGGGCATTGATCGAGCTTGGCGTCGCCGATCTTTCCCATATGGGGAACGGATTTGGTCACTTTGCTGGCTCCTTGCTGGCCATGGCGATGAAATCGTTCAGCGACGCCTCCAAAAACGAACGGTAACAGTCCGCCGTCGTTCGAAGGTCTCGCAATGTGTCGGGATTAGCCTCGCCACCCTGCCAGGATTTTACGATCCACACGCGCTTGGCCTCCAAGGCGGCGCGCTCATAGGCCAGGGCGACGAAGCGGGTAACCGAGTGCTCCGCCCAAGCGGCGAAATCCTCAGGGTCGGGTGCGATCAGGTGGGGCGCAGGGACGACACGGACGGGCTTGCCGTCATTGGTGAACGGCGGGGGTTGATCTCGTCTCGTCATGCTTTCCTGCCTCGCCTCGCGGGGCGTCCATCGTCACATTTGGTCTAACGCGGACGTGTGGATTTGAATATGTCCAGATTTCTCCGGTTTGATCAATGGCCACGGTCCACAGAAGGTGGTGATCTTCGCCGTAGTCAATCACCATAAAAGCATAACCATTGCCGACCGGCGTTGAAACCGGAATGGACGGATTAAGCTGCATCATCATGGCGCAGACGACGGCGGCGGCATTTCAGCGCCAGGTCCAGCCCCTTGCATCTGCGCCGCGTCAGGATCTTTCGGCGTGTCCGCAATCGATCCCGTGCGATTGATTCGGTCGCCCTCCTTGGCCAAGTCGTGACTGTCGATAGCCGCCAGCCCCATTTCCCGAACTGTCTTGGCCTGGCTGAGCTGAGCGCTGGCTTGCGCTGATTGAGCCTGAGCCTGCTTAAGCTGCGCCGCCGCAGCATCGGATTGCGCTTTGGCCATCTCAATTGGGTTCGGAGGCGCATTGGCGAAGAACCGCTCAGGACGGTCAATGTCCAGCACATCCAGCATTTCACGGACGATCTCTTGCGCCGGACCCGGTTGGGTCATGCCTGCCGCTTGACCTACAGGGCTTTCAGCGACCTGGGCGAGACCTTGAGCCTTGGCCACCTTTTGCATCTTCGTGACCGTACGCGGGTCGGCCACGGGGCGAATGTCCGTGCCGTCGCCTGCGAAATCCTGATCAAGGTCGCCGCCCGTTACTTCTGCGTACAATTGACGCAGGTTGTCGTCGGCAAACCGCTTAACGCAGTCGTACATGTTGGCGAATTCTTGCGTGAAACCACGGTACACGCGCGCCCAGATCGCCGTGAAGCCTTGGAGCGCCTGATTCATCACGGCCAACGTCGTACCTACCGGGGCGGTCGTAGGCGTGTCGCCAGACGCCACGTCCTTAATCGAGGCGATGTCCTTGCCGGCCCCGATCAGCATTTCCAGCATCTGAAACGTCACCGGCGACACATTAGGCGTCGTGCGCTCATAAATGGCCGATCGAAGGTCCGGCCCCGATGTGGCCACCACCTGATACTCGCCAGGCTGCATAAATAGCGCACCGCCAGCAGCAGACCCCTGTATCCTGACCTGCGACCCGATAAACCCTCCCCCGGCTATGGCCGCGTTGCCCGCGTCGATGAGCTGGTTGATCGAGCTGTCCACGCTGTCGGAGATCGGAGCCAACAGCTTGCCGAAGCCGATACCATAAAACCACCCGCGGGGGTGAGGCATGAACTTGAACGCACTGTAAGCCTGCCACCGCTCAATCCTCGTGATCACCCGCCGCTCATCGATCTTAACGCCATCGGCTGTAAATGCGGGTTCGATCCGCATCACCTGCATTGTTTGCTCATCTACCGTGACGATGTAGGGCTCGCGCAACCCATCGCCATCCAAGTCTTCAAGGCGGTGTTGCTCGAGGAATGTGCGGGGCTGATCCGGGTCAGAGCCGACGTGCGCAAGCACAACGTCCGGACGGAATCGACCCGTACGCTGACCCTCATCAATTTCGTTGGGATAGATTTCATAGTCCTGCGTCATCCGCGGGCATTTGTTTAAGCTCTTCGTGTCCCTATGCACCGTAAAGTGCATCGGAGACACATAATCCGACTGCAAACCCGTATCGGACACATACGTTTTCTTGAAACCACAGCCCAGGATCGGCAGGTCAGTCAGAAGCTGATCCGTGTCGTCTTCCCACGCTTCCATGCGATAAAAGATGCAAAAATTAAGGAACGTCTTGACGCGGTCCGCCCGCGACTCCCGCGCCTGTTGCTCCAACTTTTGCTGATTTAGCGCCTGCTGCTGCGCCTGCGCTTGAGATTGCATCGCCTGAGCTTGGGCGTTCGCACTCGCGGCTTGGTCGGTCTGCTGTTGGGCGACGGCCACGCCGGGGCTGGATGGATCCACAGCGCCTTGCTGAGCGCCAGCCAGCACGGTAGCGGCCTGCTGCTGCTGTCCAGGCGGCGGCGCTTGAGGCTTGGGCGCGAGCTGTAACGCCTGAATGGGACTAGTTTTGGGTTCCGGAATGTCGAAAGCCTTAACGCCCACGACTTGATCGCCCTTGACCAGCTCAGGTCCCGCCCTGGCCGCCCACTGCTGGCTTGCGGTGGTCAATAAGGGAAAGTGAATGTCCGACGCATCCTCAAACGGATAGGTCTTGGCCTCGCCGTCCTCATCCGTCTCCTGGGCGGCGATGGCGATGGCGCGCTCAGCATCCTCACGCCATTGCGCAATCGAGCCAAGGTCCATGCGATACTCTCGCACCGCATTAACACCAATCGAGTTGATCACGCCGTCGTCCAGCAGGTCGCTGATATCGCCATTACGCTGGACAAAGCTCAACAAGGTCTCAAGGGCCGATGATCCAAGCGAGGATTTGCTTTCCGCTTCGCCGCCATCGTTGGCGGGCTCCGACAAGCTTCCTCCGCTGTCGCGACCGTTACCGCTGTCGCGACCGTTACCGCTGTCGCGACCGTTACCGCTGAACTGGGCGACCTGCGCACGCCGGCTCTGGTTTTTGGTGTCGATATTGGCCAGCGGCTCAGGCAAAGGCCGGCGCTGCACCATCAAAGGGTTGCGTGATCCACCAGCTTCACCGCCGCGACGCGCCATCTATCGTCCCCTCAATACCCAGTGGTGCGCGACTTTCTCCGCTTGACCATAGGGCGGTTTTGAGAGCGCATGTCCCGAGCATACGGCACCGCGAACGTTAAGGCCAGTCCATCGGACAGGTCAGGCGAAGCCCCCAAACGCTCCTTAATCCGGTCTTTTTCCTCAATGATCAGCTCGTTATTGGAATTGTATCGACACGCGCCAGGTCCCCACTCAGGCGCGCATAAATCGTTCTGGAGCCCGTCATCATCGGGTATCTGGACCGGCATATCCCCCTGAAACCAAGCTCGCATCTCATCGTGCATCTCAGCCCGGCGATTGAAGTACATGGTGTCGCCTGTAGGACCTCGCCCAATAGGGTTTGAGCCAAAGTTTACGGCATTGCAGATATCGCCATAGCCATAGTCGACCAGCACATCGTACACACCGGCCCCAACGCCGCCCACATCGATGTTGACCATGTCGGGCTGCATCTTGTCGATCAGCGCCGCAAGCTGGTTGGCAAGGTAGACCAGCGACCCCCCTGGATCAAGACGCGCACACACGCGCTGTCCAGCACGACGCCCACACCGGTCGATGACGCCGACCCTGTCTCTAGATCGGCTGGGATCGATCCCAAGAATGACAGGTCCGGTTCCAATGACATCCCGCTCCGGCCGCCTCGCGCGCATGACGGCGTTGGCAGGGATAAAGCTGTTGCCTGAGGTTTGGAACGCCTCTTCAACATTGGCGGGGTACTCCTGCATAAACGACGGACAAGGCTTGTCCGCCGTACCCCCCGTAGCATTGGCTTTGGTGCGATTCTCGATATACGCCCAATAGAGCTGATCCCACTCTAAACTGTTCTCGCGAGCATATTCAATCCACTCAGGGCTGGGATCGAACGTGGCGGGACACTCAAGCCGGCACGTATCGTCCCAATACCATGGCAGAAATATCAGCTCATATTCGCTTTGCCCCCTAAGCGCCGCCATGGCCATTTTGTGGAACAGGTTGCCCACGCCGTTGGCGGTCGACTCCAAGATGATCTCGGTGCCGCGAGTGCGCCCTACGGCGCCAATAACGCCGTCAACATGAACCTCCGCGTTGGGCCAATAGGCGACTTCAGAGCCGTGAAAGAGCTGAATTGTGTCGCCTCTCCCCACAGCCTTGGAGCCCGCCGTAGCGACGCCATAAGAAGCCCCGCTGTCGGCAAAGACCAGCTCTTTGGCCGAATCGCGATCAATCGGCGCGCTTGCTAAACCTTGCTCGTGGTTGTCGGCAAAACGCTTCGTGATGCCAAACAGAACGTCAGAAGCCTTTTGCTCGTGTGTCAGAATGTAAGCCCTGAGCGGGTCCTTGGCCTTCCACAGCTTGTGATAAAAACGGCCCTGGACGTTGGTCGATATGCCCATCCGTCGGCCCTTGACCACGATTTTGCGGACCATGCCCGTGCGCCGACGCTGATCATCGCAAGCCTCATCGAAAAACCTTTGAGCGCGGTTAAGCTCGAACGGAATCAGCCCACCGGCTTTGGTGGTGATCTTAAGGCTTGATTTGGCGAAAAACGGGTAATCACGCCGCAACCGCTGAAGCGCATCGACCTCAACGTCCTTGATGGCCGCCAGAGCGGGAGAACGTTGAGCGTCAATCGACAACATCAAACAAAACAAACATTAAGCGCCCTCCAAAATCAAGCCAGAGCCAACGCCAACGCCAGAGCCAGAGCCAGAGTCATAGCCAGAGCCATAGCCAGAGCCAACGCCAGAGCCATAGCCATAGCCAGAGCCAACGCCAACGCCAGAGCCAGAGCCAGAGTCATAGCCATCGCCATAGCCATCGCCAGAGCCAGAGCCATAGCCAACGCCATAGCCAAAGCGATCGCCATAGCCGCAGCCATAACCATAGCCAGAGCCATAGCCAGTGCCAACGCCATAGCCAAAGCCAGTGCCAGAGCCAGAGCCATCGCCATAGCCAAAGCCAAAATCTTTAACTGTGGCGGATCCGCCCCTTAAGAAAGTGGCCATTACCGCCCCTGCACTTTAGCGGCGACCCAGGCTTTAACCGCTTTGTCCTCAACCGACATGACAGCAGTCACGCCCTCAAGTCGCAGCTCGGCGAGCGTGGCGGATATCTTGCAATTTTTCGTGGGGCCGATCTCGCCCAAGCCGAAAACGCCCCCAACTTCAGCCGACCAGTACAAACACATGCGAGCCTGGGTGAGCACGATAGGCCGCGCGTCAATGTCGGTTGTGTACCCAAACACGACGGCGCGCTTATCCGTGCACACAATAACCGGGACAGGGTCGTGCGACGTGTTGCGGGTCATTTTGGCCGCCAGCTCTTTCGCTTGGCCGATGGTGAGGTCGTCTAAGTTCATGCTCGATCTCCTGTGATGACCCGTCGTCTCACGTTTTATTTAGACAATCAAACCCTTTTACGCAGCAATCAACTTATTAGTGCTGTTATCCCCGTGTTTTTCGAGACCCAAGCTTTCTTACCACTTTAGGTTGCGTGTCCTTGGAGGACCCAGAAACGCCCGTCGAGCCTACGTCCAAATCTGTCGTATGACCCGTAATCGAGTTTGGAGGCATGCTGGGCGGCTTTTGTAAGCCTCCCGCTGTATGGGTGGCCAATCCATCGCCCAAGGGGCATGCAGCCTCATCCAGCGCAGATACGATGAGCTGCAAATCCGTTCGATCCACCAGGATCACCAGCGCGCCCTCAGACGACCGCAGTTGACGCCTAACCCTCGCCAAAGCCTCCGCCGCCTCAGTCATCCGGATCAAGCTCCGCCAATTCCATTAACGCTCGCCGAAACGTAAGATTCACATTTATATCCTGCGCCTTTGGAGCCCAACGCTCCGGATTTCGACGCTCCAGCCACTTTAGACCAAGTTCACCGTTAGGTGGCAGATCAACCTCCACTATGCGATTGACTGCCAATTCTCCTGTTTCCTTATCGGCAACCAGCACGCGCTCCACACGCTTACCGCCCAATATTGACTTAAGCGTTGCGGATTCTACCTCTTCATAGGTTCCATCACGTCCAGAAATCAGCGCCTGACCCAGAGCCGGATTTTCCCTTTTCCATTCGTAAAAGTGTCTTTCCGACACACCGATCCGCTCGGCGATCTGCTCATTGGTCCTGCCTGCCGCAGCCATGACCCTGGCCACCTCGGCGTAGGTCGGATTCCAAGGCTTTGTGGGTGGCGGAGGGGGCGCGTGCTTCTTGCGCTCGACCTCCTTGCGCGGATTGTAAATGCGCTTTGATGGGAGGCGGGACGCCATCACTCGCCTTCCGGTTTTTGGTCGGCATCGACCTGTTGAGCTACGGGCGGCTTGGTCCAGCCAGCGGCGATGCGGGGATCTGGGGCGCGGAGGTGGGCGAGTTCTTCGGCCATGGCAGGGGCGCTGGACCGTTCGTGCAGCGACATGGCTGTCAACACTTCTTGGCTCGATCTAATCGAGCACCCTCCCCAAACCATACGGCGAGCGGTTTGTTCATGCCGTTTGGCTAAAACGTACCTGCCTTTATACCGAAGGCGCACATCACGATATAGCCGCGCTTGATTGTTATGCCAGGCGATGCGATCGCTCAAGGATAACCTCTCATAATCCGGCTCGCTTAACATTTGGCGTCGCTCCTACGTTTGCGTTTCCTAGGCTCCAATACTTCTCTCAAACCCCTGGGCGGAAGGGCGCCCAAACGCATCATCTCAATCGCTACCAGCGTAGCCTCATTTGGACGGCGACGCCCTTCCAACCAATCCTGGATCGGCCTAGCTGGATTTTTTGGGTTGAGCTCCAAGGCCTTGCCTAACTCTCGCGGCGTTACCGGACGGTCGAGACCCCACAAAGCGCCCAACACGTTCATGGCCTCGGAAAGCTGTATTTGACGCTCATCCTGCATGAACACAAATTGCGTCAGGATTGAGCGTGTATGCAAGGATTATTTTGACGCGATGCGAATTTCAGCCTCAGAAATCCAAACGTCGTTCCAGTCTTGACGGGCTATCGCCGGCGTCCTGATCTGACACGATATGCCCTTGGCTGTCAGTCGATGCGACAGCTCATGAGCACTCATCTGACCGACGTAATTCTCGTCGTTATCGGCGTAAATCGTCACATGGGTGACGCTGGCAGGTGGTCGCCACTGAGATAATCGACCGGCGTTAAGAGCCGCCCAGGTGGATATGCCAAAAAGCAGCCTACAGGCCAACGCGGTCTCAATGCCCTCAGCGATCCCAAGCCTCACCCGATCGCCCTCCACAGTCGGCTTGCCCAGCCTCACAGCCGATCCCGCCGGATGCGACCCCGCCATCATCCGACGGACCGAATCCACCACAGCCTTGTCGCCATCCGCGGTCAGATACGTCCGATGCAGATTGACCGGCTTGCCCTCCACGTCCCTTACCCTGGCTAGCATGGCTGGATGATAGCTCGGAATGCTATCCTGATACCGCACGCGACCAGAACACCTTAGCTCACCCAGGTCAGGCGATAACTCAATCCACCGCGGACCCAGTCGACGCTCCAGCCACATCCCACCCGCATATTGCGCATCCATGCGCCTGGCGCCCTCCCAGATGCGATTCATGGCCAGGCGATGCTTGTCCATATCCACAGTCGCCGCAGGAGTCGCGGGCAGATCACCCAACCCCCTAACCTGCTCAACCGCTTGGCCAAACGTCACGCCGAGCACCCGCATCACCAAATCAATACCCAACCCTCCCCCGCACTGGTTACAATACCAGCCGCCCATCCGGTCCTTATCGGTAAACCTATATCGATCCTTCCCACCACATATCGGACAAGGACCGTGCTTTTTTGATAAAGCGAAACCAGATATGCCAAGAGCTTCAAGTATAGATGGCCACTTACCAGCCATATATTCGTTTATGTTCTTTTCTGTTTTATAATTGTGCTGATGCGCGGTCATTCCTGGATTTTGATTTGGCCCACGCAATCTGTCTAGATTTAATCCAACTGGCCACATGCGGCGTTATGTCATACCCACCAGGATGATGGTTTACGGATGTCACCGGCTTAACCCCGAACCGCTCGATGTATTTGTTATACGCCCAGCCGCGCTTGTAACCATGCTCGTCCGCATAGGTCACGAACTGCGCCAGCCACTGCGCTTTCTCAACGCCTGACGCTAGGGTCGGATCGGTTTTGCGATACGGCGAGGGCTTATGGACGCCTTTAATCAGGGTCAGCTCGCCTGGCTCAACTTCGATGAGCTCAGGTTGTAGCTCAGGCTCAAACCCGCAGGCTTCGCATTTGCGGACGCCCACGCGCTTGATCGCTTTGCACGCCGGACACTCCTTAGGCAGCGGCGGATCGGATTTCGATTCCGACTTGGCCGGTTTGGCTACGCTCAAATGATCCTGGAAAATCTCGCATGGCAAACCCAGCGTCAGCAACGTGTCGCTATGGTCGAGCAGAATCATGCGCTCTTTGCCGGGCGCTGTCCGAAGCCCACGCCCCACGATCTGAACCAACAGCATCTTCGAGCGCGTGGGCCTCGCCAGGATAATGCACCGCACATCCCAATCCACCCCGGTCGTGAGCACGCCCACGTTGCAAACCACCCGGATGTCGCCAGCCTCAAACTTGCGCTTAAGCTTAGCCCGATCCGCTGAAGTGCTGTAAGCGTCCACATACCCCGCGGACACGCCCTCAGCCTCGAACGCGTCCTGCAAGTGATTGGCGTGCGCCCTGGTCGTCGCGAAACACAACGTTGGTTCGTTCTCACCCTTGGCTAACCAAGTCTTAACGATGTCCGCCGTCAAAGGGGCCATGGCGTCCGCAGACTGCGCCTCATCCCACTCACCGGTCTTGACCTTGACGCCTGTCATGTCCGGCTTGCTGGGCGCGTAAGCGACGTACGGAGACAGGTGTCCAGCGTCGATAAGCTGCTTGGTTGTGGCGCCCACGATGAGATCGTCCCAGACAACGCCCATTCCTGAAGCCCAGGGCGTCGCTGAAAGGCCTATCGCAAGCGTCTGGGGTGTATCCTTCAAAAACCGCCAAAGAGCCTCAGAGCGCATGTGGCACTCATCTACGACCATCAAGTCCACAGCCGGGAATCCACGACGCGCCAAGGTCTGCACAGAGCACACCTGCACACGGGCTAACGGACGGTGCAGCGGGTGGCTGGCCTGGATCACGCCGATGTCGGTTAGACCCTCCGCCTGAAACGCCGCGACCGTCTGATCAACCAGTGCAATCGCGGGAACCACGAAAGCGCAGCGCTTGAGGTTTGAGGTTGTCCGCCCAGCGAGTGAATTAGATGCTTGGCTGAACTTAATCCCTGGGTGGTCCTTGCCGCCATCAAACGCTGCACAGCCGCTTACCGCCTTGGCCGCAGCCCGATCAGCTCGCTCCAGAAACCCGTGCAGGATGTGCGCCGCCGTCAACGTCTTACCGGCGCCCGTAGCCATCATCAGGACAGGTCTTCTCGATCCCCGCCGTATCGAGGCCCTCAACTCATCAATCGCCTTGGATTGGTAGTCTCTCAGCGGCCTCAATATGCCGCCCCGGTGGCCGGATCATCCCAAACAGGGGGTAAATCACCACCCTGGGCGTCCTTAAACACACCGTCCTTACATCTTAATATTGAAGCCTCGGTTAGCAAAAAACCACGCTTGTACGGCTTGCGAAAACCGACCGACCTAAGGTGGCATCTTACGGCCTTCAACCTTTCCGCGACATACTGTCGGCAAAGCTGCATCGCCTGCTTCATGCTGTGGTATGCTAAAAAACGGACGGCGGCCCTCCCCCTACCCTGCTGGACAGACGCCATTAACCCCAGGCGTTCAAACAGCGCAAAGGCGTGGCCAACGGTCCTTTGGCTAAATCCGCTTTTTGCGGCGACAGATTGCAACGTCAAATCCCTGGTGCGCAGGTCTCCGCGCATGTTGTCGGGATCGGTAATAACATGCCAAATTATAGCGGCGCTTCGAGTAAACTCTTTTCCATGCAGCCTTAAAACGTTTGTCGCCCAACGGCGTACCTTTTCTTTATAATTATCCCGAACAATTTTTGTCTGTTCGGGAAGAATTTCCCTGTTCCTTTTATTTATGTCCCAATATCGGCCTTTATGCGTAAATTTAAGCTGAAGTTCTGGAAGAAGTGTGCCTTTTATGTCTAAAAAGGCCTGCTCACAGACACATATGCTACCCGTATGAGAATTGCTGGCCGAAACGTAATCGTATAGCTTTTGCGTATCGAGGCCCTCCCGAATGGACCTGCAAACACTCATAGTTGATATCTCAAGGTCTTTAGCAACTCTAGCGATTGTAAATTCCGCTCTATGGTCTTCGTTCGAGTTTTGCCAAAGCCACATGATGAAGCCGTCAAGAATAGAGGTGTTTCTGACTTTCATTTTACAGTTCCGCTTCGTTCAAAAGGGCTTCGTAACCATTCAAATTGAATGGAGTCGAACCAAACAATTCAAGATTGTCTGATTTAATCTCCAGGACGCCTAAGCGCTCAAGTTCGCGCAAGGCTGCCCAGATTTTTGTGTAACTACTGCACGTTGCGTGAGCGACGGGGTTGATGAGTTGGATAGGCTTGATGCGATAGCCACGCCGCGGGAAAATTCCTCATGCAGTCGAAACTTGAGCCTGATAAGCGCCGCCAACGGCGACATGCACCGCACAAGCCGATCAAACTGATCTCGATCTTGGAATGTGAGCTGATCGACGGCGGCGTCGACGGATGCGTGGACGAACTTCGTGCCGCTTGCCGTGACCCTTGAGCTTTGGTACCTTGGTGTCGTCATGTAAGTCCTGTCTTCGTCAGGCGTTGATGTGATCGATAGGCGTCCGCGCGCCTCCGATCCGCTCAGCTTAGTTCTGGACTGCCCTCGTTGTCCAGAGCGAAGCGAATTAGGCCCCGCCCGTTGAGTTTCGGCTCCGGGCGGGGTTCTTATTTCCCCAGAGGCAGGCCCCAGGCGTCAAAGCAGGCGATGGCCTCGTCCAGGGTCCGCACAATCGCTTGACGGCCTCCAGCGGCCTCCACACGAGCAAGAAACGCCATCTGGGCTTCGGTAGGTCTGCCCTTGTCGGATTTGAGCTCCATCGCCGCGAATCGGCCCCCAGGCAGGCAGAACGCCAGATCGCTGACGCCAGCTCGAACGCCCATGGCTTTGAGCACACCCATCTCGAACTTGGACCGGGTGCCTCGCTGATTCGATGTCGCGAACCACACCGCATGAGGGTGCATCACGCCCAGGTATTGAACGATGGACCGCTGCAACATTTCCTCTGGGCGTTTCATGGTTGGTCCTTGGGCGGTTCGGGTAGCCAAGATTTTAGTAGGCCAGCCAGCACGTCGCGCTGGGCTGGCGTCAGGAGCGCCACGTCCGCAAGGTGGGGGATGAGATAAAGGCCTTCCAGAGCCCCCGCGTAATCGACCAGGATGCCAGTGGATGGCGTTTTTGCGGCCCGGCCTACCAAGACGCTTGGATCGCATTGAAGCACCCTGGCGAGCCTCATAAGGTCTCCGGCGTATAAACGACGCTCGCCTTGCTCAATCAAGCACAAAAGCGGAACGCTAATACCGGCGGCGTGCGCAACGGTCGCCAGAGTAAGGCGGCGACCGAGGCGCACGGCGCGGATCGCGCGGCCGATCTGGTCGTCTTCGGCTCGGGTTCGGGCTCGCCTAATCGAATTTTTCAACTTCCATCCCCCAATGACTCCAGCCGGGTCGGTCGGAGCGCGAAAACATCTCCAAACGCGGAACGTCGCCGAAGAGGGCTTCGATGTCTTCTCTGAACTCGTCCGGTTTTCGACTGTGCTCGCGGCGCGGCGCTAAGCGCACTTGGCGCACGCTATGACTCGCAGGGCTGGGGTTGCCCCTGGTAAACAGCAGGCAACATTCCGCGGCGTTGCGTGACCACTTCCCCATGCCAATGGCGGGATTTCCGGCCTTGGACACTTTGACCCAAACGAATATAATGTGCGAACGAACACGGAAAAAACGGTTTTTATCCGATGGAGACCGCAGCAGAAGAATGGAGGAACGATATGACGATTAACATTTGCCCTCCCTCAACGACCGCCGCAGCCGCCGCCAACGAGTTTCTGAATCTGGCCGGCGCTGAAGGCAAGGGCGTCGATCCAATGAAGCTTCAAAAGCTCCTTTTTTATGCCCACGGCTATAATCTTGCCCTACGCGGAGCCCCACTGTTCGAGCAGGACTTTGAAGCTTGGCCTTGGGGTCCGGTTGTGCGTGATATATACTTCCAAACACGCGAATTTGGGCGCGAGCCGGTGAACAAGCGTTTGCAAGAAATTCGACGCACGGGAATTGGCGTCAACGAGTACAATTTCATCACTCCCCCTGGCGTTGGTGATTTGGAAACGCAAAAGTTTGTGAAATCCATTTGGGCAGCCTTTAAAGGTTATTCAGGAGTACAGCTTTCAAACGCCACTCATGCGCCCGGCGAGCCGTGGACTATTGTCCGCGATCGATTTGGTAGCTTAGATTATAAGCCTACCATACCAAACGAGTTAATTTCCGACGTGTTCAAAAAGAAGCTTGATGGATACGACACCGGTAATTCCGTCGCTCGGTAATATACCGGACGAACCAGATCGGGATACCTTAAAGGGCTTGAGGAAAGACTTTACCTCGACTGCCGCTGAAAACCGCGTGCTTCATATAAACTTCGGCTTTTTTAAATACGGCCGGAAGCGCTTTAAGCTGATCGAGCGTCATGGTTGCGTAGGGGTCCACTGCCGCCCGGCCGGGCACTGCGCGCTTGCGGTCGTAAGTCAAATATCGCCATGGGGGATCGAGGTAGATCACGCCAAACGGGCCGGGCGGGAGGGGCGCTATTTCGCTATCCACAGGTGCGCTACCCTGACCACACAAAGCGTTTGCCCCACGCGGGGCTCAAAGTCGCATAAAACGTCGATCTGCGCTTTTGGTTTTTGGATCGCGACGATGGCGTGCCATGCGCCTGCGGCGTTTTGGTAGACCTTGACGGCGTGACCCGTTCGCTTTTCAGGGGCGCGGGCCACAAACAAGTCTCCCGGATTGATTGATACGGCCAGTCCAAGCGCGCTCGACCTCCGCAAAAAGCCCGAATTTGTGCATGGCGTTCATGTATTTTTGGTCTAGCACAAACCGGCCGCTTCGGCTGGCAAGCGACCAGCTCGTAAAAGCGCGATGGTTTTCGCGCACAAAATAAGCGCCCCTTTTGATTAGTTTGCGTTCGCGCATGGTTTGCGAACCTTTGGTGCAAACACCTAAGCTTTTGGCGAGGCGTTGAATTTTATTTTTAGACAAGCCCGCGACTTTGGATATTTCTGCTCCCGATAGGCCCGCTTCGATCATTTCAAGAAGTTCCGCTTTGGTGACGGAGCCATAGTTAGGGGCGCCGGGCATTTTTGCCTCCCGCCCTCAAAGCGCGCTTCATTGCTCGAGCCCGCAGCCGGCTTATTTTTGCGACGCAGGCCAGGCGCAAATCGTCCAGGCGTCGCCTTTCAGCCTCAATTACTTCTAATTCGCGTTGCTCGTTGGGCCACAACGCGGATCGCCAATCTATTGGGGGGGGCATAAAAATCCTCACTTGTCATCATTTTTATGTTGACAGGCAAATACGAATGGCGCAAGTGTTGTCTCAAGAATTTTGGAGACAAACGTCATGACCAAGCGCCACGCAGGGATCGATCCGCGCCGCCATCAGGGCAAGTGGGAAGTTTCCGCCCGCTGCATCAATGGCCGCTGGGTTGCGGCTTGGGAACCGTCATGGCCGACGTCAGAGGACGATGTCCGCTATTGGCATGATTGCTCCTCCTCGACACCTAAAGGGGCCATTGAGCTGGCTCTTGACGCGGTGGCGGAAATGGACCCTGGCGAATGGGAGATGACCTTTGGATCGTAATCTTTCAGAGCGCACAGGCATCTACCCGACCGGAGACGGTGGGGTTGTGGTGATCTTTGCGGGTGTCGCCGAAGTGTTGACGCCTCAGGAAGCTTTCCGGCGCTATCAGTATGCGCTTGATCGATCCGCCAAGCTCGCGCTTGAGCATGAAAACATGGAGGGCGATCCCGTCGCCGTCCGCGAGTCCGCTATCCGCGCGGCGGCTTATTGCGTGGCCATTAATTACAGGACCAAATCTCAATGACAGACATCGCCCCCCGCCCCGCCGCGATCGGCGACAATTCCCGCGCCCGGTTCGAAACCCTGGCGCGTGGCCTTGAAACCACGTTCGCCGCAATCGATGCCAGGCCGCTGAGCGCCGAAAAGGCCATCAAGGCCAAGGACCTTGGCAAGGCCGCCCTCGACACAGCCGCGGAACTGGAGCGCGAGCGCAAGGAGCTGCAACAACCTTACCAGGACACCATCGACGCGATCCGAGCGGAATTTAAGCCTTGGGTGGCGAAGGCCGAAGAGATCAAGGAATCCTGCCGCAAGATCACGACGGCCTGGTTGATCGAGGAGCGTCGGCAAAACGAGCTGCGCGCCGAACAAGAGCGCTTGGCGTTGGAAGCGGCCAAGGCTGAAGCTGATCGATTGGCAAAGCTCGCCCAAGAGGATGCTTTCGCCAGCTTGGACGCGGCTGACGCCCAAATTGAAGTTGAGCGCCAGGAAATCGCCGCCCATTATGCGGAAAACGTCGCAGCCGCCCGGCCGTCGATCTCTGGCGTCACCTCGACCCGCGCATCCAGCCTACGCACGACCTGGAGCGCTCGCTTGACGGATGGACCTTCCGCCGTAATGCACTTTGCCAACCATCCAGACATGCAGGCCTTGGCGCTGAAACTAGCCGCCCAAGCCATGAAGGCCAGCAAAGGTTCCGCCGCCATTCCTGGCGTTGAGCCCGTCAAAATGGAGACCGCAATATGAGCAAGCTGATGGACCAAGTGGATGATCTGCCGATGTCGGATGAGCAGGAGCTAATCGACCAGGAAACCGGCGAGCTACTGGAAACTGCGCCGCCGGATCGCGATTGGCCTGTGGGCGTTCCACACGTCATTGTCGCGGCCAATAAGGTTCAAGGCGCGCTGTCCCGCATAGGTATCGCCAAGGGTCAAAGGAACGTCGTCCAGAAGTTTAATTTTCGGGGCATCGACGACGTCTATATGGCCTTATCAGGCTTGCTTTACGCCAATGAGCTCGTGGTCGCGCCTCGCGCCCTGTCGCGCACCACCTACGAACGCAAGACCAGCAACGGCGGCGCCTTGTTGTTCGTGGTGATCGAGATGGAATACGCCCTGACCAGCGCGCGCGACGGTTCGCGCCTGATCGCTTCCGTCTACGGTGAGGGTATGGACTCTGGCGATAAGGCCACTGCAAAGGCCCAAAGCGCGGCGTATAAACAATGGGCCTTTCAGCAGTTCTGTATCCCCGTCACGGGCTCGCCAGACGCCGATTTTGATCACCATGAGGTTGCGCCTCAGGAATTGCCTAAGGTCCATCAGCGACCGTCTGGGGCCCAGGACGCTGGGTGGCCTGGCCCTGACGTAGCCGCTAAAGATGGCGTTACCGCTAACGCAACCGTTACCCGCAAATCGAGCGCTCAGCTCAAAAGCGAAGGCGCGTGGGACATGCTCACGAAATCGCTGGCGCTTTGTAAGAACGCCGACGATCTGGGAGGTTGGAACAAGCAGCGCTACGATGTCATTCAGACCCTTCCGGCAAAATGGAAAGCCGCCCTGCGCGAGGAATTCGAAAAGCGCCGCGAGGAAATTAAGCAGGAACAAGAGTGCCTCAACGAGGGTGGAGATCCGCCTAAGGGCAGCTACGCCGCGGTTAAGGGGCGCTAAATGTCCCTTGAGGTTATGGTCAAGGTTGAGGGCGGTAGGCTGGTCGGGCTTACCGCTGGAGACGCTGAAGTGCTGTCCGGCGCGGAAGGTGAGCAATATAGAGCCAGCCTCACAAAACCCCGTGGGCGATCTTTGAGCCAGCTCAATCTTTGGTGGGGCGTCTGCAAACTTATAGCGGAAAACTACGAAACCGAATTTTTACAGGTTACGCCGCAATTTGTGTCAGATACGCTCAAGGTTGGATCTGGACACTATTCCGTGACTATTCTCGCTGACGGAACCTATCGCCTTCAGCCGCTTTCCATTTCATTCAACAAGCTTGGCCAAGACGAATTTAACACGCTCATGGACAAGGCTATGCAGGTGGCGTCCGTCAAATTCGGCCCCGGACTGGCGGAAGCGGCGCGCGCTGAGATGGAGCGCGCTTTGTCCGGAAAAGGCCGCGCCGATGAAGCGTGAGCCGGTCGAGGCGACCCCGCGAAAAGCCATGTCGCCAGCTCGCCGCATTCGTATTTGGAACGCCCGCGGAGGAAAGTGCTGCAAATGCGGCCTTGATGTCGATTGGTCGGGTCCAAACGTGGTGTTGGATCACATCGTCCCTATTTGGCTGGGTGGATCGGAAGATGATTCCAACGTCCAGGTTTTGCATCGGGCCTGTGATGCGCCCAAGACCGCAAACGACGCCAAGGTGCGCGCCAAGGTCAAACGGTTGCACAAAAAAGCTTCTGGGTTTGAAAAGAAAGGTCCGCGTTTGCGATCCCGCGGCTTTGATAAAACGCGCACTCGTCGTTTTGATGGGTCGGTCGTAAAACGCGCGCCGCCTTAATTCGGGTCTTCACGCCCACCACGATTGCGCGTGATCGGCGCTCCGGTCGTATTGGCGATGGCGTGCAATTGCCTAGCGATGTCGTCTAGGCGATAGGTCACGAGCCGATCAAGCCCGTCTAGCTTACCGGACAGCACGGGTATTTGAGCTAGCGCCAACACGGTCTGCTGCGCGTCTGCTTTTGCCTTGATCATGTCCGCCTCCAAATCGGAAATGCGGCGCACTAGGTCCCCCTCGCCTTTGGCGTCGGTCTTTCCATCGATAAACCACCCCCTCACGAATGCGAGGGCGCTGATCACAACGGCGACGCCGGGGATTACGTACTCAGAAGTCGTCGCCATGAATCACGCTCCCCCTTAAACCAATACGACCACATCAAGGGTTCCCGACCCTTAGATCACAAACGCCCCCGATCCGCTTGGGTTCGGGGGCGCGACATTTCAGCTTAGCAATACGATTAACCGCACGATTAGCCGGTCGTTACCGTCGTGACCGAGCCCGTAGGCGCAACCGTAGCGGCGGCTGTGGGAGGCGTTACGCCCAAGGCATTGTTGAGCGCTTGTGTGGCGACTTGAAGGCCCACGTCGGACACGATGCCGACGACAGGGCCGAGGGATGAGGTGGCGGCGCTTTTCACAAGATAGGATTGAGCCGCCGCATTGATGGCGGCGAACAAATCCGCAAGCAACGGATCAAGGTCGGACTTCAGGGGATCGAAAACGTTCTGGCTTAGAATCGACATGAGGTTAGCCTTGGCTTGGGGTTGAGGTGTCGACAAAGAAATTTGCGACGGCGGGGGCGGTAGCGGTTGCGTCAGCGACAACGGTTGTGTCAGCGGCAACGGTACCGGCAAGGGGGTATTGAGCGCAAAGGGGGTCGCTTCCAAGGTATAGGGCGCGCTCTGCGGTTCGGCGATTGACAAGGCCTTGGACGATATCTCCCTGGCCGTCGCGAATGTAAAGCGCCAGGTGCGCCAACGTCGCGGCGTGATCTCCCGCACTAACCGCTTTCCAAATTGGCCAATTCGAGACAGCGCCAACGTTAAATACGAACGAAAGGAGAGCTGAGAGCTGGTAAGCATTGAGCGCACCTAAGGCCTGAGGTTGTATTACTAGCGACAGGCGGTTGGCGGCCTTTTGTAGATCGTCGGCAAGCCATTCGTCCGCTTGTTCTTGGGTGCAGGTTTCTCCGGCCCGAACACCACCTGTATGGCCGTAGCCGATCGTGCGAGCGTCGCCGGAATCCAGGTACGCCGTAAGCCGACAACCCTCCTCGCGCGCCACGAACGCATTGCAGATCTGCGGAACGGCGATCATCGGGCGACCTGCTTGCCGCTGACCACCTGGGCGACTGAGTCCGGCGCCGCGTGAGCTGCGATCTTGAGCTTTTCGTGCGCCACCCAGGCGAAATAGATTCGCGCCACGAGGTTGACCGCAATCGGCGCAAGCCCGACTATCGCCGTCTCCTTGGCGGGTGATAGTAAGCCAAAAGCGATGATCGCTCCGCCCACGACGGGCGCGATTTGTCCCGCCGCCGCGCTCCATTGAGAGGGGGTTGAACTGTCATTGACCAGGATGGGCGGAGCGGGTTCGAAATCGGTCATGAGATGTTATACCCCGGTTGGCTCGGTCGCGGAATAGCCATTGACCTCCCACCAGAAGCCCGTGGCGTTGGCCTGGCCGCCGGTCTGCGAATCGTTGAGGTAGACCGACAAGGTCGTCGTCGTGGCGCTTTTGACCTGGGCGACGGTGTTGCCGTTGTTCGTGGCGTTGGCGTTGAGCGCGTTGGCGGCATACCACACAACCTGACCGACATTGATCGGCAAGGTGATCGTGATGGTTTGCTCAGTCGTGATCGAGGCGAGGTAAACGCCCTTTACCACCACAAGGCCCGTCGCTGGATTCCAGCTCGAAAACGTCGTGCCGACTGCAGTCGATGCGCTCAAGTTTGAGGTTTCAAGCTCGCCCTGCACATAGGCCGTGGTGGCGATCTGGGTGGTGTCCGTGCCTGCCGATGCTGTCGGGGCTTCGGGCGTGCCGCTGAACGTAGGTGACGCCAGGGGCGCCAGCGGCGAGATGTTGTTCTGAACATAGGCCGTGGTAGCGAAAAGGTTTGAGTTATCCGCCGTGCTAGGCGTGACGCCATAGACAGGCCCGGTAAAGGTCGCTCCCGACAAAAGAGCGTAGGAGCCTGTTTCGATGATCGCGGCAACCAGCACGATCCCGTCAAACGTCAGGACCTCGCCATCTGTCAGCGTGACGACGACATCGTATGCCTGGGTGGCGTCTGCATAGATCGCGGTGGATTGAGCATAGAAGCGCCCAGCCGAATTGGCTGTCTGTGGGTTGGTGATCGTCGAGGTCAGGGCGCTGGAGCTGTAGAGCGTCGCCAATGTGGTTGTGCCGGTCAGGTAAACCGTCAAAGTCGCACCGGGATCGAGCAAGCCTTCCTGCGTAAAAATCGGCTCGCTGATGGGAATGATCAAACGGCCTGGCGTCGCGGTCATTTTGTCACCATTTGTCTATTGACATTTTAGACAGACGGGCGCTTATAGCGATCACTGTCCAAGTTGAGGAGCAGCCTAATGGATCGACCGAAAATCTACAAATCGAAGACCAAGGGCGAGATCGAAATCGCCTCCATGCACCCAGCGCACGCCAGCATGGCGGCCAATTTGCTGGAAAGCCAAAGCCTCGATCCAGACGTGGTCGATGCGCTTCGCATTCACGCCCATGAGGCTTCTCGCAAGTGGGAATCCGAACACGAAGACGAGATGCGCTTGTGGACCGATCAGCAATGGGCGGATCGCAAAAAGCTTTCCGATCATTACGAAAGGATCATGGCGAAATGATACACACAACACTCGTGGCGATTTGCTACATTTTTTGGTTTTGGCTTGGACTACAAGCCTTCGTTTTTATCAGGGCCATAACTTCTGATCTTTTTGGAGATGAATAAATGATATTTTTTATCGCCATAGCTGTGGTGGCGGCTGGAGCGGCCGCGATTCATGTTCAAATTAAACATGAAAAAAATACGTATTTATACTTTTCTAAAACCGAGCTTTTTGTAAAAGCGTTTCCCATTTACTGCGTTGTTATATTTGCAGGAATTGCCACAGCATATATGATGACGCAGGTATTTTCTGGAAACACGTAAGCCGATCAATAATCGGCGAGCGATCCGGATATCTGGTTGCTCACGGGCGCGGATAAGCTAAGCACGCCCAATCGAGACAGGTCGTGTAAGTTTGAGGGCGGCGGGGCTTTGGCCTTGGCCGCCCTTATTTTTGCCGCCGCCGCCTTGGCGTCAGACGTCGCCAAATCGGCCATGACGGCGCGTTCGGCTTTGGTGGTAAATCCCTTCTCGAGCTTTGGTCTTATCGACTTGACCGCCTGCGCCACGCCCTCGCCGCCCGTAATGTGCTCAATCATGCGCAGAGGGTGCAGCCCGGCTTCCGCTGCGCCAATCACCGCGCCCTCTAAAACGCTGTGGTCTTCGGATGTATCCTTGGGCGTGGCCTTGGCGACCAGTTTAGCGCCGGACTTTTTGAGGTAAGCCTGTTGCTTAATGGCGTGCGTGATTTCGCTCGCCGGTTCTTCGCCAAAGGTTGCCTTAAGGATGGACTGCATTCGGGGCGTCGCAAGCTTGGGCGTTAGGTCTTGAGCGTTGGTCAGGCCCTCGTGCAAGACGGCTGCAATCCCGTGTTTGATCGCCTGAATGTTGGCCGGGGTCTCGTTGTTCAAACGTTCGGCCACAGACGTCGCCGATTGCTGCTTCGCCCCCGACTTGAACAGGTCGCGCCCGTACTGGTAAGCGTCGCCATAGGACGCCGTGTCGCCCCACTGCGCACGGGCTTCAGCGTAGCCTGGAATCAAGGGGTCGATGGCGTTGCGAAAGCTGGTCCCCATGATCGCCGCGCTTCGCCGCTCGCTGGGGTTGGTGACGTTGTAGTTTGTGTCCAGGTTTCGCTTGGTCAGGTCAAGGGTGCGATCGGTTGGAATCATCTGCGGCTGGCGGCTGGATGCGGGCGCATTGTTGAGCTGGTGGTCGGCCTGCATTTGCATAAGGCGCGCGGGATCGTTTGACCCCTCGGCCATCCAAGCTTGGTGTACCTGCGGGTCGATGATCGCCGCGCCCGTATTGGACCTTGCGACCGGCGCGGGCGGCTGGTAATTGGGGTTGGGCAGCTCCGGCTTTTCGCCCAGGTTCTGCATTTCGATCTTGGCGGCGTTGTACGCCTTGCGCACCTCGGGCCGCTGAAACTGTTCCGCCAGGTCGTCGGACCACACAGGATTGCCCGGCAACGCGGCGTCGTAGGCGGCCTTGAGAGGCCCGCGCTTGTTTGCCTCAATTTGGTCTTGGATGTCGGCCGATGCTGTAGACGGGTCGATTCCGGTGGCTTTAGTGATCGCCGCCGCCGCTCGGTCAGGGGCTTGCTCGTTTCGAGCGTCAATGGCGGATTGCACCTTGTCCGCAAGGTTGGGGTCTTCGCTGGCGCGCTGAGCGAGAATCTTTTCGCCCTTATCCCCCAAGGCTTCGGCGGCTAGCGATCCTTCTGGCGCTGCGTCAAGCTTAGACAGATCGGCGTCCGGAATCTTGGCCAAAACGCTTTCTTCCAGCTTGGGCGACACCACGCTTTTTGGGCTTTCGCCGATGCGCCCGACAAGGTGCGAACCTCCAAGAGCGCCCAGGGCCATACCTATGGGGGATTGCCCGGTAACTGCGCCCAATGCGCCGCCGGCCGCCGCCCCAAGGCCGCCGCCAACAATAACCTTTCCTACGGTCGTTGGGACTCTTGCGGCAATGGGCCGAGCGCCGGCCGCGATTCCATGAAGCGCCGCGCCCGTGATCGCGCCTTCGCCCGTAGCGGCTGCGATCTGACCAAGCGATCCGCCCCCTTCTGCGGTTTCCAGACCGGATTGGCCTCCATATATTGCGCCTGTCGCTCCCGCGCCCACAGCTAGCCGCCCAAGGCCGCCGCCAAGAGCGCTAGGGACGGCCCTGGCGGCGGCGGACTCAATGCCGTGAGCTGCGGCGCCGGCCAAGCCGCCCCCCACTGCACCGCCGGCCAACGCGCCTCCAATGCCGGTTGTGTAAGCTGCTACGGGGTGCCGCTGATAAAAAGCGTCATTCGCTTTCTGTTCCGCTTGCGTCGTGGCTCGGGCGACAGCTCCGGGATCATTTGGACCGCCAATGTCTGAGGGGCTAAGCAAAAGCTTGCCATGCACGATATTGTCGATAGCCGTGGCGCTGCCGGCCATCATGCCCCGCACGAACGGCTCTGCGCCAAATAGGGGGCCGTTGGCGGCGTTCAGCAATCCGCGCTTAAAAACGCCTTCACCCGTGGCATTTTGGTCTGCGGCCTGCTGAAGCCGCGATTCTGGCTTTCCATTGGGCGGTTGTGCTGCGGCGGCCGGCGGGAGCGCGCCGCTTTTAACCAGTTCGTCAGGCGTAGGCATCCGAGACGGAGGAGGGGGTGTTGAGGCTGCGCTTTGGGGCTTGAAATACCCCGCACGCTCAAGGGTCGCGGGCGATGGCATCGTTGAGCCGTTTGCGCTTCCGCCGTATAATCCAGACACAAAATCGCCCGACAAACTTGGGTCGTCGGACACGTCGGGAAGCTCCGGAGGCGCGGCCTTTGTGGACTGGGCGACACCGGCGGCGACGGGACCGCCAAAAAACACATGGTTGCCAATGCGCGTGCCGTTGCCGCCGCTCGCCCAAGCCGGAATAGCCCGACCGAGTTGCGTTTGAAGTTGAGGGTTGAGAAAGTGCGTCGCGCCGCCGGTTGGATCGGGGGAATCGCCGCTCAAAATTGGATGGATCGCCGCCAAGGTTTTTTGGTACGCGGGATCACTGGACGAAAGGCCCTGGCCCTTGGCGTAGCCTTCAAATTGATTGGGCGCTGATACGATTTTAGACGGCGGAACGCCTAAATTGTTGGCACGGTTGAGGATGACAGCGGCGACGGCCCGCTGTCCCACGGTGGGTTCTCCGCCGGCTTCCGCTGCGGTGGTCTTGACGATGGCGTCGATGTCCCCCGGCGACAAGTCCATTATTTCACCAGGAACGTTTGGGCTTGTTTTGTACCAGGCATAATCACGCCATAGACGTGACCGTCTGTGTGCGGCTGAGTGCCGATTTGCACAAATGGCCTGCCGTTGACGGTAACGTTTTGAAAGGCGGGGTCGGCAAAGAGAGAGCCGGGCGTCGATTGCGCAAAACCATTGTCGTAATCTCGCTGGCTGTAGCCGTTATAGCTGCGGATGCCGTCTAAATAGGACTTCTCGCGGTTCGTCGTTGCGGCTTTGGTGGCGATTAGAACCGCCGCCGCGTCACGCGGAGATGTGAGCTGCGCCATAACGCCCTTGGTTAAGCCTAGGTCCTTGTCGGTAAAGCGACCGGGAAAGGCCCGCCCATTGTCGGCGACCATTTGGTTGAGGGAGGACTGATAGAGCGTCAGATTGTTGGCGTCTTTTGCCGCAAACGGAATGCCAGCGGCGTTTAGTCCATCGACCAAGGCTTTGTAGGCTCCGGTCCCGGCATTGGTGTTGATGCCCTTTAGCGTCGCGAGCGCCCGGTTGGCGTTGTCGATTTCGGACTGGATTTTGCCCGTGCGGCTTTCGTCGGCGGCGAGCGCTTGCACCTTCGCTAGGTTGGCGGAATCGGCGTCCGTAAAAGCTTTTTGGGTATTGCTTTGCGTCACGCCCACGCCTGCCGGGAGCGTGCCCGTGCGTGCGCCATGAATGTAATCGGCCACGGTCATCTTTGTGGTCGATTGCGATCCATCGGGGTTGGTTACGGGGATGTCTTCAAGCGTCCCGGTGTTCTCCCCGGCTTTGCGGGCGGCCTCCACCGCGCCCCCGAGTTTCGCTTCAGCCGTCAAGCCGCCCATGCGCTCCTGATAGGCCTGCACATCGGCCGGAAGCTGTTTGGTGATGTAGTTGTTCGGGTCGGCTTGAAAATCTAGCGCCTCCTGAGGCGTCATGTCTTGGCGCTCTAGCTTTCCGCCCGGCGCTTTGGTGTAATAGGTCTCAGTCCCAGTGGGCGTGGCCAGTTCGGCTTCGTTAGAACCGGTTTTGGCGTTGAAGGCCTTGGCGCGCGCGTTCGCGACTTCCGCTTGTTCGCGCACTTCAGGGCCGGCAAGCGTGTCGATCATTTGGTCGGAATAGGCCGGCACTCCGGCTACTCGATCCATTTCGTTTCCCAAAACCCGGTTAGGGTCCATGGCCAAATCGTAAGCCCAATTTTTGGGCGTCGCTGGGCGGCTCGCCGTGACCGTCACGGGCGCAACAGAGCCGCCAGAAGCGTCAACCTCCGCCGGGTGCAAAGGGTAGGGCGTAGACGCATCGCCCGAACCAGAAACGGCCGGATGAGCCTTCATGGCGTCGATGTAGTCCGACGCCTCGCTAACGGAACCTGACGAAAACCCATCGCCAGCCATGTGCTGATACAGAGCATCGACCCTGTCTTGAGGGAGGCCCATGTTGAGCATCGATTGACGTTCCGCAGCCGCTACGGACGCTTTTTGCTCGGGCGGAGCTTCGCCTATGCGGGCTATAGACCCTTTGGCAGCGTCTAAAACCGCCTGTGCGTTTGCCGCGAAGTTTTCGCCAGAAGCCGTCTGAGCGGTGGCTGGCGCAATAGCGGGCGCGGTAGCGGGCGCGGCGCTAGGCGCTCCACCGCCTTGCGTTTGCCGGGTAAGATCGGCCCAGCGCTGGCCTGCATAGGTGTTTTTTTCGACCGACGCCTTAAGTCCCGAAAGAGTGTTGGCTTGATCAAATGCGCCGGCCTGCACAAGCGAGCCGATGGCCTGTTTTACAGAGTTCGGGTCGGCGTAATTGACGCCCTGAAGCGCCCCACGAACCGCCCCCATTTGGCCTAACTGGTAACCCGCCAAAGCGCCTTGCTGACCAGCTTGCGGAATGTCTCCTATGGTGGAGGCCGCATCGTGCAGCGCGCCCCAATCGACGCTGGTCATAACCTAAAACTCCGGCAAGAAGCTTGTGCCGAGCGCGCCTGCGGCCGAACCAACAAGAGAGCCCACGCCTTGCGCCGCGCTCGATAAAGCGCTGCTGCCAAAACTGGACCCGGTCACGGCCGAATTTCCGGCCGTGGTTATGCCCTTGATCAGATTGGCGTCGATGTTCGATTCATTGTTTAGGGCGCTAATCTGGTCGCCCGCGGACGTCAGGTTGTTCGAGCTGATCAATTGAGCTTCGGATTGGCCCAGGCTTCCCAAATTCGAGGCGGCGCTTTCGCCCGTGCCGGTCTGGTTTTCCAACACGCCTTCATAGCCGGCAAGCGCCGATCCGGCTTCGCCCTGACCATAATTAATCAGCGCTTTGTCTGTCGCGCCGCTGTTCAGCGCCGTGGCGTTCGAGGTCTGCACGGCTTGCTGGCCCTGGTTGTACTGAAAGCCGTACTGTTCGCTGTTCAGATAGTTGTTCAGCGCCGACGTGGCGGCCTGTGATCCTGCGCCTGCGGTCGTAAGTCCAGACAATTCGGCCGCAGCGTTACCGCCTGCAGCGACGTAAGGGTTTAAGTTTGTGGTCGCCTGGCCATAGTTCGTTGAGGCGACTTGGTTGCTTGCGCCGGCGGCCTGCTGGGCAATCTGCGCGCCTGCGGCCGTGTTGGCGCTGGCGTTCGCGGCTCCTGCGACCGACCCACCTATTGCAGCGATTCCGAGGCCGGCCGGCATGATTAGCTACCCAATTCAGTTTCATCATTGGACAGCCCCTCGGGCGGTGAGTTCGGTGGCGATTTGCGCGTTTGAACGTGCAAAAGTTCAACGCCCCGTTCCGACAAGCTTACTATGTCGCCCCCAATGTCCACAAGAGGCGGCGCATGGCTAATGATGCGAACCCGCTCGTATCCGACAAGAGCCGCCCAACGATTATAAAGCTCAACCCCCTTGTGTAGATTGGCAGCCTGGGCGCATCTAACTGTAGCCCCCACCCAACTGTCATGAACCGGATCGGGCGCATGATCTACGTGATCCCCCAGCGACTCGTGAAACGCCTCGCCTTCCCTTCGGTTTTCGCCGTCTCGCACAACCCAATCCATGTAGTTTTGGGTCATATAGGACGCGCCGTGACTGTGAAACATTTTCCGAAACCCGGCGATGTACGCCCATCTTAGCGCCGGCAAATTTTCATCCGGGCAAATCGTTTGAATCTCAATCGCGTCGGTTTTTGTGTACATGTACGCAAAGCCCTCTTGCATGAGCTTTTGCATCATTGCACCCCTCGCCCATTTGAGCGCCAGGCTGTGCGCCACATACAGGCAGGGCGATATTTTGTGTAGGATATATGCGCCGCGACCACAATCGCTGATCAGCGTCACGTTTTCGGGGTTAAGGACCAAGGGTGAAAGGTCCGCCCGATCCAACTCTGGCGGCATTTTAAGCCATGGCGAAACGTGAGGATCGTTGGCGATGGCGTTTATCGCTTCGGCGTCCATGGTACGGGGCATGGTGTTATCCTATAACCCAATTTGTTCCATTAGAAAATACTTTGCAATAATTTGATCCTCCACCCACAACTGTATTTCCGATATTTGCTGATGTATAATTCAATGTGCTATCACTAACGGCTGATGAATAACCTGCATAAGATGATGCTGCAGGTAATTGACTTACTAAATATGGTCCGCACGCTATTCCAGCGTACTGAGCAATAACGCAATATTGCGCATTTGTTGGCGGTGTCCCTATGGTTGCTCCTGAAAATGTGGATAGGGCTAATTGATTAGATGATAAATTTAAAATGCCACCGCTCGTTTGTGTTGCCACCCCAGTACCAGATGATAATTTTTGGTTTTTAGCAAAATTAAGATTGCCACCGGGTCCTTGATAAAAATAAGCTCCACCTAACAACGCCTCGGTTGAGTAGTGACACTCAACATTTTGGCTTGAACCATTTGCAGAAACTTCTTGGACATCAACTGTACCGCCAGTTATTGTAACCGCTGATGCAGATTGATTGGCCATGGAGCCTAGGCCAGATACTTGCGTGTAAGAAATTGTGGGAATGTCAGCGGCCACAAGCGCCCGCATAGACGGCGCGCCAGCGGCGGCGGACGGCGACGCCCAAACGTAATTCTGGGCGAACGAGTTTACGGTCAAGGCGATTGCGTCCAGGAAAGGCTAAGGTTCACTTCGGACGCGGCGGACGCCAAGGCCTGAAGGGATGCTCCGCCAATAATTGCCTGCCCGGAGATCGGCAACACGACCGTTTCGCCCGCGCCCAGCGGGTAAGCGCCCAGCAGTATATTGGTCGCGCCTGCCGTTCCGCCGCTCGGCACACGATAGAGCGTTACCGTGTGCGAAACGGTGTCGGCGTTGTAGGCGCTGGCCTTGAGAATAAGCGCTTGGTCGGCCGAGCCCGTGGTGATGACGGTTCCCGCTGTCGTGGCGAGCTGGCCGTCGTATGAAAGAAGATTTTGGCCCATGGCGAATCCTTAAGGCGTCGTTAAGTTCCAATATACACAGTTTACGTATTGTTGAAAGCCGGATGGGGCGTTATTGTTTTCGGTTGTGTTTCCTATTCCAATTTCGTTAACCGCGGAAAGATAAAAGGTTACCGATGCCGAATATATGTTTATCCAATTGTCTCCATCTAAAGATATGTAAAAAGTTAGAGTCGTGCCGTTGTTTGTTATCTTAAAATATTGATATGAATTAAAAAAGTAATATTGAGCAGCAACGGAATTTACCGATGTGGTGTTATTCCAGGTAACAACTTGTATTTCGTATAATGTAGAACCTCCGCCAAAATCAAATGTTATAAATTTGCCGCTTCCATCACCAAGAACCAAACCATAGCTTGAATTTGAATTTAATATAGGCTCGCCCAATATCCTGGCGATAACAGTCCAGGGGGCGGTCGGCGGTGCGGTCCACGCGTAGTTTGCGCTTAATGTGCCGTTTGCGGGCGTCACCGTAAGCGTCAGGCCGCCCGTCACCGACCCGACCGAAAGCGCTGGACTGGATGGACCTACCAAATTGGGAAATGTGCTAACGCTTGGTGGGCCGAAAAGGCCGGGAATTTGACCCGTTACCCCTCCGCTTCCGCCCGTGAAATTGGCCGGATCGAATATTAGGACCGTAAAATAAGCCAAATCAGCAAAGACGCCCGCCGCAGTTTCAAAGGCGACGTCCAGCGTCGTCGTGGTGGCTCCGTAGCCCGATGTCGCGTCAATGCCGGCGATGGGCAAGACGCCTGACTCCGTGGGGTACTGGCCTGTAGCGGCCACGCCATAGGTTGAGATCGACAGGGCGGTCGTAAAGGTCAACCGATACCGCCCTGCCGCCGTGCGCGTGACGCTGGCGACATTGGTTGCCCGATCAACGGTGATCGTCGTGCCCGATAGCGAGCACGAAACCGCCGCGAGCGCGCCAGAGGAGCCGGGTATCGTCAAGGTCGCATCGGTCCCGCTAATCGAGCCGATCACGCCCGCGCCTGTGAAGGTGAGCGCCGTTGCGGCGGTCGTAAGGGTCGATCCGTTGGCGATGACCGAAAGCGCCGATCCGCTTGAAACAGACAAAGTGACGTTGCCCGCCACGTCCGATGTAGCCGTCGTGCCAGTCCCAAACGTCAAGCTCTTAAGGTGGTTGGAGATCAGCCCAGATCCGGTGGACACTTTCACGGGCGGCTGATCGAGCGGGGGAATAGCCAGGCGCGTGATGTCGGGCGATTTGGGTCGCGGAACGTTGCGGGGCCTAATTGCAAATTCCAGATCGTTCAACCGCGCAAAGAGCTGGTCTATAGTCGGCGATCTTGGGCGAGGCGTGTTTCTTGGCC